AGGAAGTGTTGAGCCTGTTTCTTATCTAGTTTTGTTATTGATTGTGACTCTCCTGCTGTGGAGAAAGCATCTCTGACAGCTCTATCAATAACAGCCTTAAACAGTTGACGTTCTCCTCTGATTTCTGACTCATTCATAGTCTATCTCTCCGAGATAGCCAACCCAGTAAACAGAATCTCCGTCTATAAAGAAAGCTCCGTGTTCTGTCCGGCAATCGTAAAGATGCCAAATAAATAATCCTGCTATAATACTAAAAGCTAGCCATAATACTGCTATAGTTTCGAAAATACTTTTCATTTTGTGTCTCCATTAAAAAAGGTAGGGCGGCTATTGAAAATTAATTATTATAGTTATAACTTTGTTAATACGCACCGCCCTGTTTGGTTATTCAAAAGGAATGTCATCATCAAAAGATTGTGCCGGATATTCTTTTGTTTCTTTTGGTTGGTTTTGAGCATCTGTTAAAATATCTCTGTATGTTTTAGTAAATAAATCTGCAAATCTCAGTAAATCATCAGGGAATAGGTTGATTTGCTCACGCTCATATTCGTCTGAATCCTTTTTCTTCCAAGAACGTTGTATACATACAGAATAAATTGTTCTGTTTATGCCATTCTCATCAGTTAATTTTTTCTTAAATACAGATGCAGATAGTTTTCTATCTCTGTTTGAAATAATCGGTTTGTTTTCCATTTTAATCTCCTAAAAAATAAGGTGGGGTCTCAAAAGTGTAAAAGCGTTGGGAGATTGAGACCCCATTAAAACTTCCCAGAACTGCCGAAGCCTTTTGCGCCTCGTTCAGTTTCGCTTAACTTGTCTACAGTAATAATAATTGGCTTATAAATAGGGCATATAACAAGCTGTCCTATACGTTCCATAGGCTCAATAGTTATTTCTTTTCCACTTGTGTTAAATACATTGGCGTATATTTCGCCACGATAACCAGCATCAACTGTCCCTAATTGTGTAATTATTCCTTTTGAGGTGTGTCCAGAGCGTGGTCTTATTTGCAATTCATAAGATATTGCATATTCACCATCGTGGCTTAATCCATTGCAGGGATAATCAACTAGTTCAGCAGAAATACCAAGAGGAATACTGGCAACACGTCCATTATCTACTGTTATAGGTTGCTCAATATTAGCTCTTACATCAGCACCACTGTTTTCTAAGTCAGTAACGAGTTCGGGCATTTTTTTGTTTAAGTATTTAACAAGCAATTTCATAATCATATCCTTCTATATCTGGGTAAATCGGGCAATATTCGCCTTTGGTTTGTTCGGTCATTAATAACTGGATGCTGTCTACATATTTTGAAAAGTCAGCCGTTGTCATCTTAGTCGTTGTTTTAACGTCAAATCTTGCTTTAAAATATGCGTGTAAAAGATCAGCGTTAAGAAATCTCACATTGATATTGTCAGGTGCGAACCCTGTTTCATTGTAAAATTCAACAATATGCTGGTATATGGCCCATAAATACGAGTTTTGGTCTGTTGTACGCTTTCTGGTATGTTTCTTAATTTCAATATCAATACCGTTACTAGAGCTGTTAAAAACGGCTTCTATCGTTGGTTTAATGTAGGCTAAGATACCATTTATATTTGCACTAGCAGGAATGAACATTGCCTACCTCCAAAGTTGCGATTTTAATTCTCAGCTCGCCATTTTCCTTCAATAGCTGGTCTATGGCATTTCTAAGGATTTTCTTGTCTTGGTTTGCAACATCAAGAGCGTGTTCAATTTGTAACATATATGTTGTGCGGTCTTGATTTTCCTTGCGATTAACTATTTTTCCTGTATGTTCCATTATTTACTCCTTTGCTGTCCAATACTTGTTAAAAGGTTCATTAAACTCAGGTGTTGACTTAATAAAATCAACCATCAGGTCAATTTTGCCTAACAATATAGTCATTGTATAAATATCTCTGGTGTAGGTTTCTTTATAGACAGACTTACCGTCAGAAATAAGGTAATCAAACTTATCTAATCCGGCACATTCCATATAAAGCAGGTGCTGTATTGACTTGCTGTATTTACCAATATCGTAAGAGCTAACTCTTTTGATGTCGTAGATGGTATCTTGTTTGATGACATCTGCACGTCCATAAAGCAAATAGTTATCAGTTTCTTTTTTAAGCACTTCCTGCCACATTCCACCTTCAACAATACTCGCTATAGCTTCTGCAGTAGATAACTCGTCACCGTCTATTAAATCAGTTCCTAAGCCATTACTTAAATCTCTAACGGCATCTTCAAAATCAATACCACGTTGTTGAGCTTCTGTTGTTGGTGTTTTTACTTTATTTAAACAGTTCAACCAATCTTGGTATGCTTTTTGCTCAGCTTGTTCAGCTTTATCTGCATCAGCATAAATTTGGTTAAAATCTGTTGACGTATAATACAAATAAGATCCATATAAGCTAGGTGTTATTAAGTATCTCATTATTCAAACAATCCTGTTTCTTTGTTAAAAGTAGCTTCAATCTTTTTACTGGCATCAGCAAGTTGGTGCTTCCAATAAATCTTGCTATCCCAAATAACTTGCATATCTTTAAGGTCTGCATAGGTATCATTCAGGCTTTGAATGTCTGTAATTGCACTTATCTTACTGTCAATCATTTCCTTTAGAGAATTATAAAGCTCTAGGGTTTCAGCATCAGCTTTGCGCTTCTCATCAACTGCATTGACAATCTTTTCAACAAAGAATGTATTTCCATTGGCTGTATCTGGAATTTCAATAACAGGCTCAAGTCCTAAAGAGTTCTTTGCATAAAACTTCTCAGACGGGGTAAAGCTAACAGTGCGTTTATTACCGCGCATTTCAACATATCCCATTAGGTCAAGTTCTTTAATAATATCCTTTCCAGAAGAACCAGCAACATCAGGTCTAACAAAACGTGTGTCTCCGTCTTTATCTTCCTTTTCGTGAGCAACAAATATTACTGATTTGTTCATATTAAATATTTGCTTAACCAAGTTTTGGAATTGTATTTTAACAGCTCCCCAACCCTTCATTGCCAAAGTTCCATCAGCTTGCTTATATTTTGGATTGTTTAGAGCTACATAATCACCCATTCTATCAATTAGCTTGCCAAGTGTATCAATAACAATCGTATTAAAAGGCTTAATCTCATCAGATTGTAAAAGCTCTAAAATCTGTTTGTAACTATCAACCTGCAAGCTAGGACATCTAAAGCGTGTCTCAACACGGTGTAAGCCTTTATCCAAGTCAATTAATACAGGCTTATCAGATGATAATGCCAAAGTTGTTTTACCAGTTCCAGGCTGTCCATAAATCATACAGCTTATAGGTTGTGTAGTTGTTAATTCATTTGGTTGTGTTAATAAAGTCATTGTTCTCTCCAGTTAAATTATTTATTTTGGTCTAATTCTGATAAGTCTATTATTTCTATTATCTCAAGACCTTCCCAGTTTCTTACACATTTGCATTTTACATATCCATAAATGCAATCTATTTCATATAGATACTCAATGTCTGCGTGCAATCCTGTTGTTAATTCGTATCCATCATCTTCTTTGTCTTTTAGAAGCTTATTAACAAGTTTTGTAGCTGATAGCTTATTGCTATCTTGTGTCCAAGACTTAAATTTATAGTATAAATCCTTGCCAACTCCATCAGGATAGCCGTCCCAATGGTGGTAAAGTATATATTGGTTTTTATCATCTCTTACAATTATGTTGCATCGTGTTGACATTGTTCTTCTCCCTTAAAACAAATCAAATGGGTTAATATTAAAGTAGGTTAGGATGATGATATAAAAAGCAATCAGACTTCCTAAAAATTCAGGTAACATCCTTAAAATATTGCGCATTGTTTGTTTCCCCCGTGGGTTAAGTAATACATAATATTTTTGTGGTCGCCTTCCAGAGCAAGTTCTGCCATACGTGATACTGTTCTGCGGATTTCTGCAACATCATCTCCAGTAACATCACCATCATAATCTTTAACTTCTCTATATATCCAATCTTCAATATCCCTATCAGGTAATTGACGAACATATTCATCAAACATAAGTTTATATTCGATTGGATCTACAAAGGTCTTTTCATAATCTTGTGAAAATTCATCATATTCGTTTTCGATAAAATCATCGAAAGCTTTATCTATGATTAAATCAAAAGGTAAATTTGATAACATTGTTTTTATCTCCCAATACGCTTTGTTGTTTTACATTTATAGTTATAATACATATTGTAATAAATGTAAACAAAAAAAATATGCCAAACTGTATTTTTGGGAAACTTTTTTAATATATTAAACAAAAACAATGTGTTAGATTGTTAAAAACTTTTTAAAGTTATTAACAAATTATTAAAATTGATATTTTTGTGGTTATTTTTCTATATTATTATCATTATCCGGCTTTAGTATTATCTGAAATATTTTCAGTTTTGGTTGTAATTTCTCTAGCTTTTCTAATAGCTCTTAAAATCTCTGTTTCTTCAGGTGTAATATTTGGCTGCATATCTAAAGGAAGTAATTCATAAGGCTGACAGTCAAGGGCTTTTGATATTTTACGCATCCATTCTATATCAAGATTTCTACTTCCTACTTCAAGTTTTTGGATTCCACCTTGAGTTATACCCAATTTTTTCGCAAGTTCAACTTGGGTAATTCCTCTTTGTTTGCGTAGTTCTCTAATTCTATTCTGCATATTATACCTCTTTTTTTATTATTATAATACAAGAAGTATAAGAAATAAACAAATTTTTTGTTAAATTTTAAGTGTTTAAAAAAATAATACACAATGGCATAAAAAAATTGTTTACATTTAATACGCAGTGTATTATGTATATAAAAAGAGGTGAATTATGAAATTATCAGAATACAGAAAAAACAATAAAAAAACCCAACAGGAAATGGCAAATCTTATGGGTGTTTCACTAATTGTATATTGTAGTTGGGAATATGGAAAAAGATTTCCTACTAAGGAAAATATGAAGAAAATTATTCATTGCACAAACAATGAAGTTCAACCAAACGATTTTTATGAGGTAACAGAATGATATTTACAATATATGGCGAGCTTTATAGTTCTAAAAATTCAAGACAAATCTACTTAAACAAATACACAGGTCGCCGATATGTCGTAAAATCAGAAGCGGCTCAAGCAGATGAGGTTGAGCTTTGCAATAAACTTCAAAACATTAAAGGACAATTTAAGGCAGTGGTTAAATCCAAAATTAAACCACTACACATTAAATTCAAAATCTATCGACAAACAAAACGCAGATTTGACTACATAAACATCATACAGAACTTGTGTGATTGTATGGTTAAGTGTGGTTTGCTTGAAGATGACAACGCAAATGAAATTCTTCCTGTTTTTGAAGAATATAGCGTTGACCCATTGAAACCAAGAGTTGAGATGGAAGTACTTTGATGAGGTTAACAATATGGAGAGCTGGGCTTACCTCGTCACCCTTAAAGCTCTCCGCCTGACGAGGATAAAAAAATGAATAACAAATTTGTGTTTTATGAAAATTTCAAGATTACGGCAGATAAACTTCCTGACGAACTAAGATTGAAATTTTATGATGCTTTAACAAACTATGCTTTTAAACAAGAGGAATCAGATGACCCAGTTGTATCTGCATTAATCACAGCATTGAAGCCAAGTTTGGACAAAGTAGAGAATAGAGGTGGAAACCATAACCCTAGTGGTCAAAATCAATATAGCGAGGTCAAAAGTGGTCAAAAAGAGGTCAAAAATGCTCAAAGTGGTCAATCCTTTTTAAAAAATATAAAAGATATAAAAGATATAAAAAATATAAAAGATAATTATATATATGTTCAAAATGACCCCAATATTGAAAAGTTTGAAGCTTTTTGGCGAGAATATATTCCTGTTGAGTGTGATGGTAGGGTGGTTGGTAAAGGTTCAAAACAGGAAGCTGAAAAGAAATTTTTGAAAATTTTGAAAGAAGGGGAAGATTATGAAAACATTATGCGAGGCTTGCGAAATTACTTACAATTCTGCCGTAGAAACAACCAACTCACTTGCGGAGCAACAGTATTCCTCAATCAAAGGCGGTGGGATGACGATTATAACACCACAACAATTAGTTCAGATGGAAATAAAGGACAACGACAAGAACCTTCTAGCATCGTTGAGACATATGCTCAAATTGCCGCTGAATATGGAAACAAGAAGTAGAATAGGAGAATATGGTTGGGAACCTCAATACTATTTGGATTGCAAAGGATTAACTAAAGAGAAAAAAGCTCAGGCATTGCAAATAATTGATAAATATTATCAACCTATGCCTGCACAAGAAATTGTAAAACTTATTGCAAGATTACAGATAATAGCCCCTGAAAAAGAAAAATCAAATGTAGATATGAGAGCAAGGACAGCAATCTGGGTTGAAGAATTGAGTGCTTATCCTGCTGATGTTGTTCAAAAAGCATTAAAGGCTCGTTATCGTTGGTTTCCTAGCTTGGCCGAAGTTTTGGAAAAATGTGCTAATGAAGTCGCATACAGAAATTTAATTAAACAAGGTATTCGTTGCTACCGCATAGACAACGAGTAATTTTTTATGGAAGGAAAACAAAATGGAACAAGAATTAGATTTATTTGAATATGAACCAACAAGGAAGGTTGTTGCTGAATTAAAACAAAACGGAGAAGATTTTGAATTTTATCCGACGACTGATGAGATGTTAAAGAAGGTCAAACAATATTCAATTCATAACAATTCAATTTTGGATATTGGTTGCGGATTAGCCAAGCTCAAAAGCTATTTTCCCGATTCTGACTATTACGCTATTGAGAAATCAAAGGTTTTAATAAATAAACTTCCGGCTGATGTATTTGTTTTAGGAGCCGACTTTAATAACTGCACTCTAATTGACAAGCAAGTTGATATGATATTTTGCAATCCGCCTTATTCTGAGTTTGAAGATTGGACAATAAGAATTATTAAAGAGGGTAATTTTAGAGAGGCTTTTTTAATTATTCCGCAACGTTGGAAAGAAAACAAAGAAATAAATCAAGCTATTGAGCAAATGAAAATAAGATATGATGTAATTGATAGCACAGATTTTCTAGATGCAGACAGACAAGCAAGAGCAAAGGTAGATATTATTAAATTTTGGAAGAATGAATACTCTAGCGAAATAATAGACCCATTTAAGACGTGGTTTGAAGAAACTTTTGGATTTAAAGAAACAAAAGACCACGGTTTTGAGTTCAAAGAAGATAAATCAGAAAAGATTAAAAATGAACTTGTTGAAGCTCCGAATAAGATTGAATACTTGGTTAATCTTTACAACGATGAAATGAACCGTTTATTTAGCTCATTTAAGGCTATATGTGCATTGGATGAAGAAACATTGCACGATATTGGAGTTGAAACAAAGAAGATTATTGAATCTCTGAAGTATAAGATTGAGCATACAAAGATTTTATACTGGAGATTAGTTTTTGACTATCTTGATGAAATAACAAAAAGATTAACCGCAAAATCAAGAGAAGAGCTAGTTGAAAGATTTACAAGATTAAATCAAGTTGACTTTAATCAATCTAATATTCAAGCGGTTGTAATTTGGGTTTTGAAAAATGCCTCAAGTTTGTTTGATGAACAGCTTGTCAATTTATACAAAGAATTTACAACACCTGATAATATTGTGAAATATAAATCTAATCAGAGAGTATTTAAGCGTAATGAATACTGGAACTCAAGATTTGACAATAAAAGTTCTGTTTCTCATTACTGCCTAACTTATAGAATGGTTGTTGATTGTTTATACTTTAAGGAAAGTTACAGCTGGAATGGCGAAAAGGTTGATAAAAGAAAAGCACAAACTATTGTTGATGATTTATCGGCCATTGCTTTTAACTTAGGATTTGAAGCTCAGTCAAAAGACATTCCATCAGAGTTTGGCGAAAAATATTATGTAATGGGAAAAGGTTGTAAGCCTTTAATTGAGTTTAAGCTTTATAAAAACGGAAATACCCACTTGAAATTAGATATTGAATTTTGCAAAGCGATGAATGTTGAAGTTGCTCGCTTGCTTGGCTGGATTCAAAACAAATCAGAAATAGTTAATGAATTTCCTGATGATATGAAAGATGCCGCTAAATATTACGGTGCTAATTTTAGATTTAGTTTAGACAAGCCGAATTTAAAACTTTTAGGAGGTTATTGATGAAAATAATAGCATATTGGCATAAAGAGCACCCAAGGGCTATCGATTTAGACATAGAAGAAAATGTACCTTGGCTAAGCGCAAATTGGGTAGAATATCGACCAGCCACACAAGAAGAAGTAGAAATGTATAGAAAAGGCGTTTTTAACTATTTCATAAAGGATTAAAGCTATGGCAGAGAAGAAACCTACAGTTTTAGAAATTTATCAAAAAAGAGGATGGTTGGATAATGCAAAATCCATATGGTCTTCTGTTGATAGGGTTGGAGTTGGTTTGCAATTAAGGGACATAAGAGAGCAAGCAGGACTGGGAGCTATGTCTGCTGTTGATTATGAAAAGGAAAGAGTTGATTGTTCATTAAAAACTGCAGGAAACCAAAGAGAAACAGCAGAATCTCTATATTTCAAGGCAACAGAATTTATTCCCAAAGAGTTTAGGTATGTCGTTATAAATGTATGCTGTGACAATAGATATATCAAAGCCATGGGAAGAAATAACCAAGAAATAATGAGTGATAGGCACTTACAAATAACTGATTTATGCCGTGGATTAGATTATTTGATAGAGTTTTTTTTATTTAGAAAGAAAAAAGTTATAGGAGAATTAAAGAAATGAAAAAACACAAAGAAAACGTTGTAACAATTACAGAATGGTCAAAAGATGTCTTTCCTGATTTGACGTATGAAATGCAGATAAAGAAGTTGGAAGAAGAATTAAGGGAAGTGTCAAGAGCTGAGAATACAGACCGTTGGCTTGAAGAGTTAGCAGATGTTTATATTGTTTCTGCAATATTATGGGGAAGGTTTGAAAGAAAAATAGGGAGAATGTCTTTATCATGGTTAGAAGATTTTCCTGAATATCAAAAAATAAGAGAATCGGCTGACAGCAAGATGATAATAAACAGAAAGCGTGATTGGCACATTAATCAGAACGGAGTTTATCACCATTGATTACATGGATAAAAAATAAATTGTTCTGGTGGCTAATGCGCAGAGAAATAAAACGTCTAACTAAGATAGTGAGAAAAAGCAATGAAAAGCATAGAAAAAGAGCTTGATAAATTAACGCAAGAACTCAGTCATAATCAATTATGTAGAGTATGCGCAAAAGTATTCAAGAGAAGAAAAAAAGCTGAATGTATTCATCACGTAGATCATAGAGATAATTATATTTTGAGATATGATATAGTAAACCTAATACCTATCTGCCATGATTGCCATAGGTTAATTCATGATACAAAGCAGATAAACGATAAGGACTATGTATCAAAAGAGTGTCTTGCTTATATTGATAAATATCGCAATAAATCATATAAAGACTGGTTAATCTTTGAGAAGCAAATGACCGAAGAAGAGTATTTTAAAGAGTGTAAAAATAACTTAAAAAAATGGAAAGAAATGTATTGTGGATAAAATATAAAAAAACACTTGAAAAAAAGAATCATTTTTGTTATAAGAAATATCAGAATGGAAATAGTGTCGATAGAGGCATTGTTTTCCTTCCAATATGCGGAATCCGTTAGAGCAATCTAGCGGATTTTTTTATTTTTACCTCAGTTTTATTCATAATACTTCCTATCTGTATAAACCAAGTCCAATCCCCTTACCGCATAGAGGGGTTTTCTTTTATGAATAAAAACATACTAACAAACTTACGGAGAAATACAATGTACGCAAAAATACAAAAAGACTTTTCTCAGCATTATTTGCTGATTGAAGGAAAAGAAATAGAATTATGTCCTTCTTTTGTAAACACAGATTCTGATACATATTATGGCGGAATAGTCAGCTGTTTGCAAAAATATGATGAAGAAAGAAATAAAAAATTCAGAGTTAGTGAATACCTCTGGGAAATTTTTCGTGAATATGATTGGAATACAAAGCCAGTCACCTCGGTAGAAATGGATATGCCTCACCGAGAAGATGCTATTTCTTCTTGGAATGGTGCAAATATAAAAGGAATTGTTGTTGACGGTCAAAGATATATTACTTGCGGAAGTATTTATATTTTAAATGATAAAGGGCAAACAATTCAAAAAGTATAGGTTATTTAGAGTTATGGAAAATAAAAGCCCTCAGAAATGGGGGCTTAATTTTTAGGAGAAAAGAAATGGCATGCAAAGGGAAAAAAAGAAAATAACTTTCATAAAAGTACCAATTTTTAATCAAAGAATTTATTTCACAGATTGGAAACACGCAAAAGAAAATAATGGTCTAGATGTTAATTTGTATGAGGCTATTTGTTATCTAGATAAAGAAGACAGAATTTGTTTTTGCTGTGATAAACCAAGAGATGATTTACTGGTTCACGAAAGTATTCATCTTGCTAATTTTATTATTGACAGATGTTTGTTATTTGTAACACCTCAGCACGACGAGCTGACAGCATACTTGACAACATACATATACAAAAAAGTAAAAGAGCATTTTAAGGATGGAGCAAATGTCTAAAGAGCAAATTAAATTTGATAAGCGTAATTATCGCAAACACAACGATAAAAACAAAGAACTCATCAACAAGAGTTTGGAAGAATGTGGAGCAGGTCGCTCAATTTTAATTGATAATGAAAATGAGATTATATGCGGAAATGGCGT